GGACAAGCTATTGAAAATATGCCTCTATTAGAAGCATTTCCTCAAGCAACACAAACTATGAAGTATAAATTAGTAACTTTACCTCGTGGTACTGCTAAAATGCCTATTTTGGATATTGGATATTCTGCTATTATATTAAAACAAGGTGCTTCATTAGCAATTACTCCTCAAACATTAAATTACTTAGGAGGTAACACTTTCGAATCAGCAGGTTATACAGCAACCATTTCAGATATTAGATTATTTAGTACATTTGAAGGAGTAGGTATTAATACTCCAGATGTTCAAGCTCTTAACTTAGCAAACCAAACTACTACCATTGGTACCTCAGTATCAAGAACAGTAGTTGGTACTACAATTAATATGAGAGCTACTACTGTTAATACATTATTTGGTTCTCAAAATCAATTACAAGCCACATTAACAATTGAAGGTAGAGATAGTGGTGCTCGTTTAACTATTCCTGTAACTGTAACTAAAGTTTAATAAAATATAAAAAATGTCATTTGTAAGATTTGTACCGGATGATTTTGTAGTAAGCTCAGATGCTGTATCAGCTACCGCTTGGACTACAGGTAATCCCACATTAAACGCCTTTTATACCTCTTCTACTCAATTTTAATGGAAGCTCTGGTGATTATTATATAAATGTATATGATACTGCTACCACTTCTTCTGTTCAATTTGCTATTGCCTATGGTAATTTAGCAGGAAGTGGTAGTGCTAACTATAATAATATGGTTGATGGAAAATCACCAACATCTACTATTTACGGACAATACCAAGATTTAGTATTAGGAGATGAAAACACTGATTTTATTTTTGGTACAATTACCTCATCACAATTCTTTGCTTTATCTATAGAAAGACAATGTTATAAAGAATCTATTTTCTTAGGTTCCATGACCTTATTACTTTCAGGAAGCTCAGGTTCTATATCATTAACAGATAATAGCAATTATGTAACTTCGGTTACATATACTGGAGGAGGAACAAGAGTATTTCAATTAATTTCTGGTTCTGCTGGAAATAGAGCAACAATTACTTCAAGAAATACATCCGAAGGATATTCAGCTAATTCAGGTTCATATGGTTGGTTATTACCTGATATTGGAACTATTTTATTAAATCCTTTAGCATTAGCAGATTTTGCAGTTAGTGGAGGTATTGGATTACAATACAGTGGTTCAGCTACAGCCTCAGCAGCACCTAATATATCTCCTAATACGTCTTTATTCAAAGCAATAAGTGGTAGTAGTGCTCCTAACACAGGTTCTTTTACACTTAATTCTCAAGAAACTATTACTTCGGATTTTGTGTTTGTAAGACCAAGAAGTTCAGAATTTAATTACTCTGAAAACCCATCATTCATTTCAGGTTCAACAGGTGAAGTTTTATATAGTGATTTTATTAATAATCCACAAACATATATTACTACTATTGGATTATATAATGATACTAACCAATTATTAGCAGTAGCTAAATTGTCAAGACCATTACCTAAAAACTTTACAAAAGAAGCATTAGTTAGAGTTAAACTAGATTTCTAAAATGAATGGGTGCCTACAAACAATTTCTAGCTTCAGATATAGTTGTTACTCCGTTAACTTTAAATAAATCCTTTTATTTTGAGGGAGCAGCAGCTTTGACTGCTTTTATTTAATCCTTTAACAGATCCTACAACCGGACAAATTTCTCCTCAATACCAAAGACTAGTCTATAGTTCTATTAAAGAATTATATTATTCAAATTACTTAAATAATACAGCTAGTTTAGGTTCTCCTGTTACAACAGCTAGTCTAATACCAGGTTCAGATCCTTCAGGAGATGTTTTAGTAGGACCAACATCTTCAGCAGGTAGATATTGGAATTACCCCCAAACTACTTTAACTTTTGAACATTATTTTCCTACCTCTTCAGATTCTTATATTGGAGTAATATCAATTCCTGTAGGACTATTTGGAGAATATATCCAACCAGGTTCTTTTAGATGGACAGCAGATAGTGGTTCAATATATGATGATGGGCAGGGTAATTTAATTTATGATACAACAGATGAAATATGTGGACAAATATTTTATCCTCATGGTATTGCTATTATTACAAGTGATTCACAACCACAAGGAGATGTATATGGGGTAGCTATATACAGTTCTTCTTTTTATGGCTTAACAGATGCTGCTGTAGTACAAAACTTTGTAACATCATCTAATGTAACTTGTTCTTTTTCTTCATCTCTTACTATTTATGAAACTCAATATAAATGTACTGCTGGGGAAAATGAATTTAATTTTAGTTTAAACCCAACAATACTTTCAGGTTCAAATAATGATACTTTATATGATTTTGCTACTGGTTCTTATTTTCAACCATATATAACAACAGTAGGGTTATATAATGAACAACAACAGTTATTAGCAGTAGGAAAATTATCACAACCTTTACCATTATCCCCAACAACAGACACAACAATTTTAGTAAATATAGATAGATAATATGTGGTTATACAACGAAAAAGTTATAGAAAATATTGAGGATTTTCCTCAAGACACCTTTGGTTTTATTTACATAGTAACTCATAAACCAAGTGGAGTTTCTTACATTGGTAAAAAAGTATTATATTACAATGTAAAGAAAAAATTAACAAAAAAGGAACTAGCAGAACAAACAGGACCAGGCAGGAAGTCAGCCACAAAGGTGGTAGTAAAAGAATCGGACTGGAAAACTTATTATGGTTCTGCTAAACCAATTTTAGAACTCATAAAAGGAGGTAAACAAGAGGAATTTACCCGTGAAATTTTACAATTGGTTCCTAATAAAAAACTTTTAACTTACTATGAATGTAAGTTTTTATTCAAATATGGAGTATTAGAACAACCTAATTATTATTTTAATGATAATATTTTAGGTAAATTCTTTACTAAAGATTTTGCTTAATTTGGTAATTTAAACCCTTGTTTATATATTAAGGTTATGCTCAATCAACCTTTGATAGCATTAGCGAATTCAGTTTTAGGAACAGGAAAACAAACAGCAAGAGGTAATTTTGCTTATCATTGCCCGTTTTGTAACCACCATAAACCTAAATTAGAAATTAATTTTACTGAAAATAAAAAAGGAGAAAATCCTTGGCATTGTTGGGTTTGTGATAAAAGAGGTAAAAGATTAGCTCAAATATTTAAACAAGTTAGTGCATCTCCAAAAGCAATGGAGGAACTAAGAGCACTTGTTAAAACCGAAACAGCCGAAAAAGAAGTAGTTGTATCCGAGGCTGTAAATTTACCTAAAGAATTTAAAACATTTAAAAACATTTCTCAAAATAATATTATAGGAAGACATGCTTTAGCATATCTAAAATCTAGAAATATCACAGAGGAAGATATTTTAAAATACAATATTGGTTACTGCGAATCAGGACCGTATAAAAATATGGTTATTATTCCCTCATATGATGGTGAAGGTAGATTAAATTATTTTACAGGTCGTTCGTTTGAAAAGGATGTTAAAATAAAATATAAAAATCCATCTGTATCTCGCGACATCATACCATTTGAGTTATTTATAAATTGGGATATACCGTTTATATTATGCGAAGGACCATTTGATGCAATAGCCATCAAAAGGAATGTAATTCCGTTATTAGGCAAAAATATACAATCAAAACTAATGAAGAAGATAGTAATGTCTTCTGTTGATAAAATATATATAGCACTTGATAAAGATGCTCAAAAACAAGCTTTATCATTTTGTGAACAATTATTGAACGAGGGGAAAGAAGTGTATCTTGTTGATATGCAAGATAAAGACCCAAGCGAAATGGGTTTTGAAAATTTTATTAATCTAATTACAGAAACCTATCCCTTAACATTCTCAGGTTTACTTGAGAAAAAACTATTTTTATGACAAAAATAAAAAAATCTTACAATAGAATTTTAGAAGTATCAGACGATGCTAAACAAATAACATTACCCGACTCTCGTTATTACAGACGAAACGGAGAATATTATCCATCAATTACCTATGTTTTAGGTTATTATCCTAAAGGTAAATTTTTTGAGGACTGGCTTAAAAAAGTAGGTTACTCTGCTGAACATATTGTTAAAAAAGCAGGTGAAGAAGGAACTCAAGTTCATGAAATGATTGAAGAATACCTTGAAGGTAAAGAAATGAATTTTATGAATCAATATGGTAATCCTCAATACAGTCCTGATGTATGGCAAATGTTTTTACGTTTTGTAGACTTTTGGGAAACTTATAATCCAAAATTAATTGAGGCCGAAGTTCATTTATTTTCAGATGAATTGAAAGTAGCAGGTACTTGTGATTTGATTGTAGAAATTGAAGATAAACTTTGGTTGATTGACTTTAAAACATCTAATCACATCCAACCTACTTACGAATTACAGACTGCTGTTTATGGAAAGTGTTATGAGGAATGTTTTGGTAAAAAAGTAGACAATTATGGTATTCTTTGGTTAAAATCATCTAAACGTAAAACCAACAAAGAAAAAATGCAAGGTAAAGGATGGGAAATGGTTTTGTCTACTAGAACACACGAGGAAAATATCGATATCTTTAAAACAGTAAAACGTTTATTTGATTTAGAAAATCCTACTCATGCTCCTATCTTCACTGAGTTTAAAACTACAGTAAAAAGAATTTTGTAATATTTATGACAAATACTTTCCATGATTGGACTGATCTCTTTATTAAAAGAAATAGAAGGAACACCTAAAGCCATTTTTATGGCAGGTCCAGCAGGATCAGGAAAATCCTATATATCTTCTAAACTAGTCCCTTCAGATTTTACAACCATAAATGTAGATGATACTTATGAGGAACTACTTAAATCCTCAGGTATTGGAATGAAATTAGCTCAAATGTCACCTGATGAATTAAAAAAAGCAGGTGAATTAATGGGTCAAGCTAGAAAAACAACTGATACAAAGTATCAAGATGCTCTTAAAAATGCTAAAAACCTTGTAATTGATAGTGTAGGAGGTTCTTCTAAAACACTACTTAAGAAAAAACAACAATTAGAAGACTTAGGTTATACCACATTCATGATAATGACTTATGTATCGCCTATTACCTCACTAGAGCGTAATATGAAGCGAGACAGATCATTGTTACCAAGCATCGTACTCCGTTCTTGGCGCGATGTAAACAAAAATATAGACACATATAAACAAGCTTTTGGAGGTGATTTTACATTAGTAAACTTAGATCCTGATGATGCTAATAAAAATTTTGATGAAGAATTTATATATCAAACTTTTATTAAACCTTTAGGACAAGTAGGTAAAGAAAAATCACCAGAGGAAATAGCAAAATCAAAAGCAGAAACAGAACAAATTTATTCAGATATAAAACAAACTCTTAATACACAACCTGAGTTTGATACATTAGAACAATCCCAACAAAAAATTACTAACTTTATAAACAAATGAGAAAATTATTAGACTTACTTAACGAAGTAGAAGAAAAACAAGCTAAAAAACCTATTAAAGAAGAAGGTCCTTCTGTAGTAGATGAGGTAGGAAAATTCTTTGTAGTTAAAAAACCTAAAAAAGGTATGACTAAAGAAGATATGGTTCAAGAAGCTACTGTTTTTGATGAAATCAAAATGGATGAAACCAAAGGTGTTTACAAAAACAGATCTGAAGCTAATCGTATGGCTAATGAGTCTTTAATGGAATATGAAAAGCAACTTAAAGAAATGGAAGATGCTATGAATGAGTATCGTGATGCTAAAAAAGCCATTGAGGAAAAAAGAAAAGCAGCTGCTGAAAAAGTTAAATCTTTAAAATAAATGAATTTACTAACTAAGTCTTTATTAGAGGACCTGTTAGAAAACCCTGTAACAGTGGCCATTTATGGTGGTGGTTTTAAACCGCCAACCAAAGGTCATTTTACTGTAGCTGAAAAAACACTAGAGGAATATCCCGAAATAGATGAGTTAAAAATTTTTGTTGGTGGTGGAGTTAGAGATGGTATTACCCAAGAAGAATCTATTAAAGTATGGGACATCTATAAAAATTATCTTTCCCCAAAAGTAACAGTTGAACCTTCTGTAGCACCTGTTAAATCCGTTTTAGGATATGCTAAAGAAAATCCAACCCATAAAGTATATTGGGTGTTAGGGGCTCGTGAAGGTGATGAAGATGATTTAAAAGATATTGAAAGTAGAACAAGATCACTTGAAAAATATCCTAATATTGAAGTTAAAGTAATTACATCATCCGGTGGAGTTAGTGGAACTAAAACTCGTCAAGCAATTAAGTCTAATAATAAAGAACAATTTTTCCATTTAATTCCTGATGTAACTGAAAAAGAAGAAATCTGGAATATTCTAAAACCAGCAGTTAAAGAATCAAAAAGCAGAGCTCAAATTCTTAAGGAAAGAAAAACAAAAATAGAAGAAGGTTTTATAGATAACATGAAAACCAAATTTCAAAACTTTCTTAAAGCACTTAAACAAGAAGGTAAAGAAACTAAAGAAGCAGTTAAATTATTAATCAAATCAGCTAAAGGTGAAATTGAATTAACTGATGAACAAAAAGAACAAATTGGTAATCAATTAAAAGATGTATTAAAAACAATTGGTTTAGTAGGTATTGCTACTTTACCTGGTGGATTTATAGCAGCGGCATTGCTTAAAATATTTAAACAAACTCATTTAGTTATCCCTTCGGCTTTTGTAAATGAAGTAGGTGAAGCTAGTGCTAAAGTTTATTCTTTTTCTTCTGATAAAGATCCTAGTGAAATAATAAATTTAGCTAAAAACTTTTTTGGAAAAGGAACCTCATCTAAAGTTTTTGAACAACCATTAACATATATTTTTTCTACAGATAAAGCCGATTACATTGTTAAATTTAATGTAGAGGTAGAACGTCAAACATATGTAAACTTCTCTAAAAACCCTGATTGGAAACCAGGTCCTCCATATAAAACATATGCTTCTGTTGGTTTCAATATTGAGGGAGAGGAAGAAGATAAAGATACTAATTTAAATGAACAATTTTCTGTTTTATCTACAGTAACAAAAATTATTTTTGATTTCATTGACAAAATAAATGAAGCTGAAGGTAATTTAGTATCATTAGTAATTGCTCCTAAAAGTGATACTGGTGAAGAATCATCATTGGATTCTAAACGAGGTAGATTCTACACAGCATACATCCAAAAGAATTTATCCAAATACCCAGAATATAAAACCAGAGATGGTAAAAGTAATTCAGGGGGTGAATATGTAGAAATTTATAAAACAAATAGTGTAAATGAATTAGAAGAAGGTAGAAAAAAGAAACCTGACCCTAAAAAAGGAACAGGTAAAAAACCTGAAGGATCAGGCCGTAGATTATACACAGATGAAGATCCTAAAGATACAGTTAGAATTAAATTTAAAACTAAAGAAGATATAGTTGATACTTTAAATAAAAAACAATTTAAAGCTAAATCACATGCTCGTCAATCTCAAGTAATCAATTTAATTCACCAACGAGTAAGAGCCGCTTATGGTAAAGCAAAAGATCCTGAGGTAAAAGCAAGATTAAAACGTGCTTTAGATTATATTGAATCTCGTAAAGAATCATCAAAAAAGAAAACAGAACGTTTACGTAAAATGAAAGAAGCATCTGACCCACAAGCAGGAACAGCCTTACCTTATGGTTCAGGATTTGCTCCAATAAAAGAAAAT